CCCCCCCCCTCACAGATCGCGCGTCCTGTCAATAGCGAAAACGATTCCGCGGCCCCGGTAACTCGCCGATCGCGGCGACGTCGATCGCCGTCACCACCACCACCACCACAAGGGAAACGCTGATGGATTTTTCCAATCGCGTTCTCGGCCAGTCGACCGCGCGCACGTTGCAGGCGCGCGTGTCGGCGCCGCTGCTGAAAATCGGCCGCGACACGTTCACGCGCGCCGACCTCGCGCACGTCGAGTGCTTCAACTTCATCGCCGCGGCGAACCTGTCGGCGATTTTGAATCGGGAGTTGCAGGTGAAGGACACCGCCGACGTGTTCCGGCACATCGCGCCCGCGGCGCTCGCGTTGCCGCGACTCGGGGCCGTCGCGCTCGCGGTGCTCGGCGCGGCGTTCGAGGCGAAGGGCCTCGGCGGCGATCACCCGCTTGAATCATGGGTGCGCAACCACACCGAGCATCAGCGCGACGATGAGATTGTGACGTTCGGATCGTTGAAACACCGACAGGAGAACACGCACACCGGGAAACGGCGCACCGGCCGTCGCGTGTCGCGGTTCACTTCGCGCCACAAGAAGGCGAGTTAGACATGGCGACCCACCCCCACGGCGGCGCAACGCAAACACGGCTCGATCGGTTGCTCGCGTACCACGAGTCGGCCGCGGAGGCGATTCGGACGACGATCGGATTGTTGAACGGATCCGCGAAGGCGGCGAAGACGAACGGCCACAACACCGTCCTCGCCGAGGCGCTCGCGCTCGACGGCGACCGCGCGCACAAGGTGAAGGCGAAGGCGCGCGCGAAAAAGAAAAAACCACACCGGCCGACGGGCCGCGACGCGATCCGCGTGCAACGCCAGCGCACCGCGCAGGTGCTCGACAAGTTCGATCTGAAAACGCCGCGCCCGGTCGCCGAGGTCGCGCAGGAACTCGGCGTGTCGAGTAAGCGGGCGGGGTTCTCGCCGCTGATCAATCACGGGTATCTGAAGAAAAAGGACGACGGCTACGTGCGCACCGCGAAGCCGTACGTGGTCGACATTTTCGCCGCCGAGGCGTGACGATGGGCGCGTTGCTGAAACCGGGCGAACCGCCGATCCCGTTCATGCCGAAAGACGGGCGGGTGATGTTCACGCTCGAAGAGTTGCAGCACACTGTCGGCGGGTACATCGAAGTCGTGCCCGCGCCGTTCGAGATCCTCGACGGCGACGGCCCGATGTACCTCGTGTTGAATGAGGACGGGAAACGCGACCACTTGCCGATCAACGGGTTCGCGACGGCGCTCTACCATCAGGCGGGCGGCGCGCGCGACGATTGCATCGTCGGCAACGTCGTCCTCGCCTCGCGGCGCGAGTTGCACGGCGACGGCGACGAGGACGACGGATGAAACCCAACGGCCCCGGCAAGTACGACGCCGCGGCAACGGTGGCCCGCGTGGCGACCGGCGCCGAGGGCGTCGCGTTGATCGTGTTCAACGGGCGCGACGGGAACGGATTCTCGGCGCAGCTGCCAGCGGACCTGTTGATCGTCGTGCCCGCGATCCTGCGCGACATGGCCGATCAGATCGATCGCCAGTTGGCAGGTGAATCGTGATTTTTCGATTTCGATACGAGCGCCTCGGCGCCCATGAACACGTGGCCGTGTTCGCGGCCTCGGCACCCGGTGTCACGTTCGGCAAGCTCGGCGATCTGGTGATGGGTGCCGACGAGTGGCGCGCCCTGCGCGGCGTGCTCGTGCATCTCGCGGGTGGCGACGAACGTGGCGACGGTGCAATCGATATCGAGGCCGGGGAATCGTGATGAGCAAACCGACCGCCGCCGAGCGCGAGGCGTTCGCCGCCCTCGACGCGTTGTATGCGACGCTGCCCCCGATCGCGTGTCAGGGGCGGTGTGGGATCTCGTGTCAGGGGGGCATCCTGCTCACCGACGCCGAGGCGCGCCGGTTGCAACTGGCGACCCACTGCAAACCGCGGACGACCGACACGCGCGGCCGGTGCGTCTACCTGTCGGCCGACGAGCGGTGCCCGTGCACGCGATCCGGCCGTTGATCTGTCGCGTGTGGGGCCTCGTGAAGCGCCTGTCGTGTATGCACGGGTGCGTGCCCGCGCAGTGGCTCGACGACGTCGCGTTTTTGCGGCTCGCCGTCGCGGTCGAGCGCGTCGGCGGTGGGCGCGTGTTGCGGACAACGATCGAGGGCCTCGTGCACGCGCCCGGCGAGAGTTTTGCCAAAGTCGCCGCCGCCGTCGCGATCAGGCCGCGCCTCGACGACCACCGCGATCGCCGTCGAGGCCGAGCGCGTGCGGCACCTGCGCGCGCTGCACGGAGGGCGGATTTTGGTCGCGAAAGATTCGGATCGCGACGAGGTGGTGAAAATCTGATGTCCTGCCCGGTGCACCCGTGGTGGCCGAACCGCCGCGAGGACTGCCCGTTTTGCGAGCGCCCCGAGGACATCATCACGGGTGGGCAGTTCTTCGAGCGCACGCCCGCGGGGTTCACGCCGGTCGGGCAAACCGCGCCGCGGGCCGTCGACGGGTGGATCTGTCGCCGCGTCGCCGACTATCCGGGGCGGCGGTTTCCGCCCGAGGGCCGGATCGCCGCGTGCACCAAATGCGGCGCGCCGATCGTGTTCAACCCCGCGCGCAACGTCGAGGCCCCGAAGGTCTGTATGCAGTGCGCCGGGATCCAACCGTTGCCGATCGACTCGTAAGAGGTGGACCGATGCAACCCGAGCAACCCGAGTTGTACGACGTGGCGCGGCGCACCTGCCACGACGAGGGATTCCCGTGGACCGACCCGCGCACGAACGTGACCTACCCGCCGCCGCGCGACTGCCCGACCGGGTGCGCCTCGCGGATCCTCGTGCAGCACGTCGAGCACGCCGAGATCGACGAGGCCGACCCGATCGCGCACACCGCGTTCTACCTGCTCGGGTGTCCGACCTGTCGCACGGTGAGCGCGTTCCCCGAATCGAACTTGGCGCTCGCGACGCCGCGGGCACGCCGCGCGCTGCACCTCGCACTCGCCGCCGATGGGTGGTGGTTGCCACTGTGAAAAGCGAATTGCGATTGGCGGAACACGCCTCGATCCCCGGCGCGGTCGTCGTCGAGGTGTGGTACGGCGGCGAGTTCATCGCGAGCGTCTACGGCGCCGACGGGCCGGGCGTGCGCGTCATCTCGAAACACCGGCTCTACGTCGACCCTGCGGATCCGCGCGGGAGTGTCGGCGCGGTGACGGTGCAGGTCGGCCAATGATGCGATGGTTCGGCCCGGCGCCGTTCTCGGCGGTGTGTCGCGACCCCGAGATCGCGCACGTGCCCACCCCGGTCGGCGTGCCGTGTTCATGGTGCGACGAACCGATCGCGGCCGACGATTGCGGGTACTTCTATTCAGGCCCGACGCCGCCCGCGGTGCACGTCGAATGCTTCGTGCGGCAAGTCATCGGATCGGTGGCGCACCAGCAACGGCGGTGCACGTGCTACGGCGGGCACGACGAGGATCCGCCCGGCCTCTCGAAACGCGACGCGGCCCGGCTCGCGTATCTCGCCGCGACGCCCGCCGACGGCCCCGCGTGAGGGTGTATGGTTATGGTATGCTTACAGCATGGAAAGGTTTGGGCTTGTGTCTACACGTACCGCGAAGAAACGATCCGCATCATCTCGTGCCGCCGCGCGCGCCCGCGCGAACGCGACTCCTATTCCCATCACCGCTAAAGAGTTCGATCGCAAATTCGAAGCGGGCGAAGACGTCTCGGCGCACATCGATTGGAAAAACGCGACGCGGCCCGGCCGCGATACGTTCAAAGTGAACGTCGATTTTCCGCGCGACCTGTTGAAACGGATCGACGCCGAGGCCGCGCGCATCGGGATCGCGCGGCAGTCGTGGATCAAACTGCGGATCGCCGACGTGCTCGACGCCGAGGCGACGAAGGCGGCGACGCGATGACGATCGTCTTCACGCCCGACAAGATCGGCGAGGCGCACATATGAAGGCGAAGCGCACGAAGATCGAACCCAACATCTACCGGTACCCCGACGGCCGGTTCGAGGTGTTGATCACCGTGAACGGGCAACCGTCGACCCCGTGCCGCTTTCCGGCCGACACCACCCTCGCGACCGTCCGACGGTGGCGCGACAACGAGCGCGAGCGCCTCGAAACCGCGGCGCGCGGCCGAGGCACGGTCGCCCGCTACGCTACCCAATCGCGCGGCACGCTCGACGTCGACGCGCTCGCGTTTTTTGAGATGATCAAGGGCCGCTCGTGTTTCAAGGCCGACCGATCGCACCTGCGCGCGTGGCTCGAACTGGTGATCGACGGCAAACGGCTCGGCGGCCTCTCGCGGTTCGCGATCACTAAACAGATCATCGAACGCGCGATCGCTGAGTGGCAGACAAAACCCTCGCCGCACACGATCCGCACGGTGCGGGTCACCGGGTACGCCCGCGAGGCGTGCGCCGTCGAGGCGTACGAGGTCGAGGGCGCGACGGTGAAGGCACACCTGCGCAAGGGCACGCGACGGATCGCAGGCTACACACGGAGCAGCACGGTGGTCGCCGCCCATCAGCGCCCGGCGAACACGGTCACTAGTTACGAGCGCAGCGCCCCGGCGACGAGTCGTGCGATCGTGTCGCCGTTGACGATCCGCCATCGGTGCCGCGTGCTCGACGAACTGTTTCGCAAACTCGGGAACGCGGGCGACGTGTCGCCCGTCGCCGAGGTCACGATCCCGGCGCGGCCGAAGGCGCTCGTGACCACGGTGCCGCCGTCGGTGGTGATCGGCACGTTGCAGCGCCTCAAGGCGATCGACGCGGCCACGTTCGCGCGGTTCGCGGTCGCCGCGACCACCGGACAGCGCCCCTGTCAGGTGGGGTGGGCTCGCCCCGAGGACGTCGAGTTGACCGCCCCGGCTTTCTGGATGGTGCGCCCGGCGAAGAACGAACCCGCGCATCCCGTCGAACTGAACGCCGACGGCGTCGCCGCATGGCAGGCGATGATCGCGGCCGACGCGTTCGGCGAATTCGACACGAGCCGGTACGGTAATTTGATCCATGAGGCCGGGTGGCCGCACGGCGTGCGCCCCTACGCCGCGCGGCACTCGCTCGCGAAGGCGATGATCGCGGCCGGGTGTCACTTGGGTGACATCCAAGCACACCTTGGGCACAGCGATCCGAAGACGACGCGCATCTATGCGCCGTTCGTCCGCGACCGGCAGCGCGAGGTGAGCAACCGCACGGCGGGATATCTCGCGGACGTGTTCAAGCCGCGGCTCGTCTCGAAGGGGCGCAAGTCGTGACGCCCCCTCGACCTGTCGACGAGGCGACGGCGCTCGCGCGCGCCGCGGCCGGGGCGTTGCTCGGGCCGCTCGACCTCATGGCGATCTTTCGCGTGAAGCACGCGCGGTTTTATGAACTGAAAAACCGCGGCGAGTTCGATCGATTCCTCGTGCACCCGCCAATCCTTTGCCGCGCCGCGTACTCGGGCACATTGGTGCACCGCTACATCAGCGGCGAGGCCGCGTTCCGCGCGACGTCGTTCGGCCGACGGCGGGGGGCGGCGCGGTGAGCGAGATCATCAAACAGGTCGATTCGTCGGACGTCGCCGGGGTCGCCGACGACCTCGTCGCGTTCGTCGAGGCCGAGGACGTCGAGCGCGGCCCGGCCGAGCAACCGTGGACCGAGCACCGCTACAGCGCCGCGATCTACCGGCGCCCGATACGCCTCGACAACACCGCGCTGCACCGTTGCGGACACGAGCACCGACAGGTCGACCCGGCGACGGCGTGCGCGCGGCGCCTGCTACGCGTCGCCACCAAGGCCGGGCGCCCCGCATAACCGCCCGCCCGTCGCCCCCGCCCGAAACGCCGTCCTCGGCTCGCACAGCGCCACCACGATTGACGATCACCAGTGTCGGCGACCCTTACACCCCCCGCCGCCCGCGCCCGTCCTGCGGCCTCTGAGCGGGGGCAAAGGGAGGGGCAAAGGGGGCAAAGAGGCGATGCGATTTGCTGAGAGAAAACGCGAGTTCCTGCGAGCGCCGTCTTTGCCCCCGATCGAGGACACGTCGTGCCGCGATCGGGCGTTTTGCTGTGATTTTCGGGGGTCTTTGTGGTTGCGGGGGCGGGATTTGAACCCGCGACCTTTGGGTTATGAGCCTAAAGGTTGCGGATAGAAGCCCCACGTTTGCAACACTTTACCCGATCGGCTTTTTCGCAGGGGCAAAGATCAGCCGCCGCCGACCTCGGCCGGTTCTACAGCGGCCCGGCCCGCTGCACCCACCGGAGGATGATCAGCACGAGCACGATCACCAGCAACAGGTGGATGAGCGACCCGCCGACCGGCACGACGAACCCGCCGAGCAACCACAGCACGAGCAGCACGACGATCAGAACTTCGAGCACCCCCATGACGGGCCTCCGTTGAAAGTGGACCGACGACGCGGACGCACCCACCGCCACGACTGAATTGCCGCGATGCGGCGACCCCGGCCCGCGCCGTCGATCCCCCGCCCGCCGTTGGTAGCAGGCGCGGCGGGCGGATTACACGTCCTGCGTCGCGGCCCGTTCCGCGGCGTCGACGAGCGCGCGATACCAGCGGCGCCAGTAGTCGCTGCGCGTCGCCGACGGGAACGGCGGATACGTCTCGGCCCCGGTGTCGTCGGGTTGCAGATCGATCACGGCGTCGGGCGCCAGCTTGGTGATCACGTCGTCCCATCCTTGCCCGCCCGGTGGGTTGTCGATCTTGATGCCGTACTTCGACTCGGGGAGCAGCGCGTTGGCGAACTTCAGGCCCGACAACGGGCCGATGAAATAGCACGCGGCGTTCAGGTTCGCGCCGGTCGCCGTGAACGCGGCGACGTCGACGTTGGCCGGGCCACTGTTGAACAGGAAGATCCGCCCCTGCCCGAGCCACGGCCCGGCCTTGGGATCGATGTTCTCCATGTAGCAGTCGCGGATCGTGACGCCGTCGAGCGGGCCGCTCGGGTACGTGTCGTCTTTGCCGAGCAGCTGAAACCCGCCGCCGCCGTAGCGGAACGCGCACCGGTTGAAGGTGACGTTGCGAATGCACGACCACGGCGTGCGGTTGTTTTGGTTGCGCGGCGTCAACAGCACGAGATAGCCGCTCGACCCGCCGCCCGTGCCGCAATATTCGAACGTGCAATCCTCGACCAGCACGTTCTCGGCGCACTTCAATTCGAAGGCGCACTTGATCTGCCCCATGCCGCGGCCGGTCGCCGGGTCCGCGTAGTACCAGATCGGATTTTTGGTGAAGTGGCATTTGCGGATCGTGATGTTGCGCGGGTTGCGCTCGGCCGACGCCGAATCGCCGCCGCCGAACATGATCCCCTGCGACGCCGCCGACAAATAGCAGTCCTCGACGAGCAGGCCGTCGGTGCCGTCGTACCCGCCGATCGCGTTGGTGTCGCGGCCCGGCTCGAAGTGATCATCGAAGTAGCACCCGAGGACGCGCGCGTTTTTGCCGTGCGCGAGCAGGCCGCGATGCTGCCCGGCGATCGGATCGCCGAGCACCTGACAGCGATCGAGCAGGAAGTTCTCGCCCGTGTCGACGAGGATCGTGTTGCCCTTGTTGGTCGAGCGCCAACAGATCCCGGTGAACGACGCGCCGTTCGCGGTGTTGGTGAGCGTTTGCCCGTTCGAGGTGATCACGGGCAGCACCGCCGCGCGCGCAATGCGGCCCGGTGGCACGCTCGGTGACGACTCCCACCGGAGCGCCTTGCTCGACGTCAGCGGCCCCTGATAGGTGCCGGGCGTGAGCAGGAGCAGCGCGCCCTCGGGCGCGGCGTCGTGCGCCGCTTGCAGGTTGTCGCCGGGGTGCAGCGTGATCGTGTCGGTCGGTGGTTGCGGATCGGGTGGGACGCTGCCGTCCCATTCGAGCGTGCCGCGGATCACGACGTCTTTTGTGGGCATGGGTTTTTCCTGTTGGTTTACGGGCGTCATCGCACCGCGGGCCACCACCGATCGGGCGCGCAGGTGACACCGCAGATCCCGTCGACGCAATGCGGATCGATCAACACGCGCGCGGGCGCGCCGTCGCGGCAATTCTGTCGACGGACGATCTCGCGCACCTCGTCGATCCCGGCGTCGAGGTGTCGCAGGCCGACGCACGCGCAGCTGCTCGCCGCGACGACGACGAGCACGAGGCGGATCACGGGGGCGGCGCCTCCGGGAACGTGACGGCGAGCGCGTCGTCGTCGAGGGTGAAGGTGGCCGCGGTCGCGTCGAGGCCGTACTCGACGAGCAGCGCGGCCTGCTTTTGCTGCGCCGCGGCGAAGGCGTCGCGCGCCGCCTGCACCGCGACCGCGAAGCGTTGCGTGTCGGAACAGAGGGCGCGCAGTTTCCAGTAGGCCGCGGCGTCGAGCGTCTTCGTCACGCGATGATCCCCGCGAGATCATCCCAATCGGTGTGCAGTTGGCTCTCGATGTCGGCGTCGCCCGAGGCCGTCACCGTGCCGCCCACGGTGAAGTCGTACGACGTGGCGAACCCAAACACGTTCGGCCGGTTCACGAACGACGGCGCGAGTTGCTGCGCGGTGCTCTGCGGATTCGCGTTCACGCGTTGCGCGTACTGCGCGCGCGCCATGTGATTCGGCGCGGCGGCGTCTTCGTTCAACACCTCCCACGCGACCTTGCCGAGGGCGTTGGCGAGCCGTTTCACGAACTTCGGATCGTCGGCGAGGGCCTGTTGGGTAAACGCATCGTTGGGCATTCGATCATCCTTTCAGTGCGAGAAGTTCGGTGCGCAGCTGCGCGATCGCGGCGTCGTGTTGTTGCCACCCGACGATCAGGTCGGAGACGAATTTGCTGTAGTCGGTCATCCACGGTTTCGCGAGGGCGCCGCTCTCGGTGGTGTCGTCGGTGCCCGGCACGACGGCGCGCGGGAACACCGCCTGCGCCTCCTGCGCGAACACGCCGCGATCCCATGTGTCGTCGGCCTTCCATCGGAAGTCGTGGACGACGACGGCGCGCAACGCTTCGAGGTTCGTCGCGCGGCCCTGATCGATTTTCAGGCGGGCGTCTGAGGAGGTCGAGTAGACAATCGACGCCGCCCCTGTTTGCGTGATCGTGCCGCACGCGGCGTTCGCGCTGTTCACGAACAACGTAAAGTTCCCCGAGTTGCCGCCGTTGGAATTTTGGAGCACTTGCAGATTGCCCACGGTGAGATCACCAAAGATTCCAAGTTTCGGCGCCGAGAATGGCACCGTCGTGCCGATCAACACCGCCCCCGACGCCTGATCGACCCGCATTCGTTCAAGGAACGACGTGCCGGTGTGGAAGCGCAGCGATCCGTTGTTGGCGACGAGCGTCAGCCCGCCCGCGCCGAGGCCCACGACACTGCTCGAATTCGGCGCGTTGAACGCTTCGGCGGCCCCGGCATAGGCCGACGAGTACGCGAGCAATTGGAGCAACGACGAATTGGCGTTGTTGCCCACGTTGATCGCGGCGTACGCGGCGGCGCCCGCCTGCGTGTTCTGGACGATGAACACATTCCCGTTTGCCCCGCTCGCGGACATCTGATGCGTCCCGTACCCGGCGACGGTGAGCACGCCGCCGACCGACACGTTCTCGGGCAGATTGACGTTCGCGATCCCGGCGTTGCCCGTCGTGCGCGTCACGACCAGCCAATTGCCCGCCCCGGTGTAGCCGTCCGTGACGGCGCGAAACGTGAGGCTCAAGGGTCCCGCGAGCACGTCCCATGTTTTGTTGTTGGCCTGCGCACCCGCGTCCGTCGATTGAAAAACGAGCGGAGCGGTGCCCGAGATGTTGAACTGCGCCACCGCCGCTGGTGATTGCACGCCCGGCCCCGGCCCGAACACCACGTTCGTGCCGCCTGTCACCGGCACCAGCTTCGCGAGCGCGACGTCGATCGGGTCCATCAGCACGATCTTCACTTGGTTTTTCGACCACGGCGTGCCCTTCGTGTTCGTGCCGTCGTCGTCCACCAGTGCGTTGTAATTCGTGCGGTCGATGGTGATAGCCATGCGGGGTTCCTTCTACGAGGTCGCGTCGCGCCCGAGCGTCGTCGCGCTGTCCGCGGCCAACAACAAGCGGCGCAGGATGTCGTCGAGACTGAATCGCGCGGTCGACGCCGTCACGGTGAACCGCGGCGCGAGGTGCGGCGCGATGTCGATCTCGGTGATCGTCACTTCCTGAATCGTCAACGTCTCGTGGATCGCCGGGTTCGCGAGGTCGATCCGCACGGTGCGCCCGCTTTTCGATTGCAGGTCGCGGCACGCGTAGCGAACGGTGACGATCGGCCGCGAGAACTGGATCAGCGTCGCATCACAGAGCGCGCGCATCGACGCTTCGTTGCGCCGCTCGTCGACGAGCACCGGCCCCTCGTAGATCCCATCGGCGGGCACCACGCCGTTGGCCGCGTCGATCTTCGCTTGATCGGATTGCGCGGCGACGTCGTCGCGCTGCACCCACAGATTGATCAGGGTGCCCTTCACGATCGGCGCGGCGATGCCGGTGACGCCGACGAGCGACGGCGCGGGCAATACTTGCGTGCCCCAAATGACCGTCGTCGTAATCGAGCCGGGGCCGCTGGCGGGGATGCCGGTAAGCGAGTTGCCCGCGATGCCGGTGTAGCGGGCGACGACGAGCGATCCGATCAACGCCCATCCGCTCGCGGGGAACGTGGCCGCGCTCGCGACAATCAGCGACGTCGATCCGGCGAGCACCTGCCCGCTCGGTTGCGAGAGGCCCGAGGTGTCGGCCGTCGGGGCGTTGGCGCCGAGCGTCGCATCCGCGATCGTGTCGTTAAAGGCCGTCGTGCTGTTGTCGGCGAGGGTAGCGAGCAGTTTGAGTTGTGAGGCGCCCGCCGCGGTGCGATAGAGTTTCCGCTGTGTCGTCGGGGCGGCGCCGACCACGATCCCGGTGATCGCCACCATGTTCGCCGGGGCCGTGCCGACCGTGGGCGCGTTGGCCCCGAGGCCCGCGTCGATCGTCGTGTCGGTGAACGTGGTGGTCGTGTTGTCGCCGAGCGTCGCGAGGAAGCGCAGCTGCGATCCGCCCGCCGCGGTGCGGTAAATGTTCCGGCTCGTCGTGCCGCTCGGGCCGAGCGGGATCGCCGTCAACGGCACGATGTGGATCGGCGACGTCGCGCCGACGGTGGGCGCGGTGGCGCCGAGCGCCGCGTCCGCGAACGTGTCGTTGAAACTCGTGGTGCTGTTGTCGCCGAGAGTCGCCAGCAACTTCAGCGTCGCCCCGCCCGCGGTCGTGCGATACAACTTCCGGCCCGTCGTGCCCGCGGGGCCGGTCTGGATCGTCGTGACGGCGACGATCTGCGCGGGCGCCTGCGCGGCGTTCGTCGGCGGCGGTGTGCCGCCGAGCGCGGGATCGGTTTTGTTGTCGAGGAACGTCGTCGTGGTGTTGTCGCCGATGAAGATCAACAGGCGCATCGACGCCGAGATGTTGCGATAGATACAGCGGCCCGTCGTGCCCGTGGGGCCGAGCGGGATCGCCGTGAGCAGCACGGTGCGATACGGCGTCGTGCCCGCGGTGTTCGAGGGCGGGCCGACCTGCCCGCTGCTACTGAACAACGATCCGGCTTGCAGGTTGTTGATCGTGGTCGAGGCGTTGTCGGCGAGGGCGACGACAAAGATTTGGCCGGTGGGGTTCGTGCCCACGACGCCGATGCGATAGAGGCGCCGGGCCGTGGTGCCGGGTGGCCCGATGGGAATGTTGCTGACGTTGATCGCACTCGTGCCGGTCGGGCGCGTGATCGTCACCGAGCCGAGCGGCCCCACCGTCGTCTCGCCCGCCGCCGTGACGAACGTGACGCCGATCTGCACCTTGTCGCCTTGCGCCCACGCGATCGATCCCGGCACCTCGACCAACGTCGGCGCCGTCGCCGGGGGGATCACCGGGCCGGAATCGCTCGTCGTGACCGGTGCGCTCAGGGGGCCGATGGTGGTTTCGCCGGTCGCCGTCAAAAAGGTCACGCCGTACTGGTGCGGAAAGGCGGGCGCGCCATCACCCGCGATCGGCGTGCCCGGTGTCGGCGCCGTCGCCGGAACGGGGATCGGCGCGAGGCCCGTCACCACCGCCGCGCTCGTCGGCCCCGGCAACGTCTCGCCGTACGCGCCCACAAACGTCGTCGCGTACACGTGGCTCCCCGGATCGGGGCCGGTGCTGCCGAACGAGGGCGTGCCGGGATGCGGCGCGCTCGTCGGCGCGGGTACCGTGCCGTCGCCGGTCGTCACCACCGCGCTCGCCGGGCCGACGGCGGTTTCGCCGCCCGCGGTGAGGAACGTGACGCCGTACGCGTGCGCGCCGCTATCCGGCCCCGCGCCGGGCGTCGGCGTGCCCGGTGTCGGCGCGTTCGTCGGCCCCGACATCAGGCCGACCGCGACCGGGCCGAGCGGTGATGGGAGGGTTTCGCCCGACGGCGTGATGAACGTGTAGGCGTACGCGTGCTGGCCCGAGGTCACGCCGCTCCCGAGCACGCACGCGACCGCGGGCGGGTTGCCGGGCGCGGCGCCGGGGCCGACGAGCGACCCGTTGCCGCCCGCTTGGATCCCGGTGTACTGCAACCGTTGCGACACCGCGATCGCGCGCAGGCTGGATCCCGGTTGCGCGAACCACGCGGCGACGTTCGTGACCGGGATGATCGTTTCGCCGATCCCGACGTCGGCGAGCAGTTCCTCGCCGTGCGCGCGGCCGTACTGGCGCGTGCGCAGCTGCGACACATCGCGCGACACCGAGATCGGCGGATCGTCGAGCAGGTTGCCCGGCCCGCCGACGATCGGCGCCGGGTCGTCGTGCGGCGGCGGCGTGATGAAAAAGTAGAGCGTGTTGTCTTCGAAGTAGTAGTACCCGCCGATCGCCTGCGCGCCCTGCGCGAGCGCGCCCGACATCCCCTCGGTGCCGTCGAGGATCACCGTCACCGGGGGCAGGCCCGCTTGCACGCCCGCGGTCGAGAACCCCGACGCGAACTGTTGGATCAGTTGCAGCGCGTACGACGTCGCCGACACCGTCGTCCACTGGCCGAACGGGCGGCGCCGGTTCGCGCGCGCGGTGTCGTCGACCGCGGTGCACGGGTAACAGATATTTTCCGGCTTGCCCTCGTAACTGCTATCGACCGTTTGCAGCGCGCCGTTGAACAGCAACCGCGGATCGCGCGCGTTGATCGTGATGCGGATCGCTTGCTCGGCCTGCGGCGCGGCGACGCCGTCGAACGTGATCGAGCAGGTGTTCGGCGCGTCGTTGATCACGTCGCGGATCGTCAGGCCGCTGACGCGCGCGCGCACCTGTTGCCCGGCGACGATGATGCCCGCCGTGAACATCTGATCGTAGAAGGCGAGGCGGAAGTTATTGAGCCGCGCCGTGCCAAGGATGCAGGGTTGGTACGGCATCAGAGTTTTTGCGCGGCCATGATCGAGCGGGTGATGTTGTCGGCGACGCGGCGGGTGATGTTGCTTTCAGTGTCGACGATGTTGAAGACGTTGTTCACGTGCACGCCGCCGACGGCGTTGGGCGTCACGAACCCGGTCGCGCCGGGCGTGAAAATCTCGGGCGCCTTGCCGCCCCCAATCAGGTACGACGTGCCCGCGACGACCGGCCCGCCACTGTCGCGCGTTTGAATCGGCGGCGGCGCGAATCCGGTGTCGATGAACGGGGTGCCGCCGCGGGCGCGCTGCGCGTCGCGCATGTCCTTCTGCATTTGCACGTACGCGCCCGAGTCGTGGAACGCCGAGACGCCCGCGATCATCTCCGCGGTGCCCGCGACGACGACGCCCTTGAAGTTCTCGAACTCGTTGGCCGACCGTTTGAAGTTCAGCGAGAACGCGTCGCCGACCGCGCCCGCGGTGTCGGTCGAGGATTTTTTGATCTCGGCGTTCGTGGCGTCCTGCGCGTTTTGCCAATCGACCCCGAGCGCCTTGATTTTTTCCGCCGACACGGTCGCGTCGCTGACCGCCTCTTCGTACGCCCGCTTGGTGGCGATCTCGCGTTGTTTCAATCCGTCGAGCACCGTATTCGTGGTCGCCTTCACCCCTTGCTGGATCGCATCCTGCGCCTGTGCGTCGGCGAGATTCGCTTTGAGGAACGCGGCCTCGCTCGCCTCGGCCGCTTGTTTTTTCTGGAACTCGGCGAGCACCCGATCGTTGGTCGCTTTGAGATCGAAGGCGTTGATCTCTTTGCGTCGATCGAGTTCCGCCTTTTCGAGGTCGGCGGTGGCGTTGAGGGCCGTCGCGTAGTCGTCGAGCGAGATCGCGACGGCCTTCACCTGTTGCGCGGTGAGGCCGTACGCCTTCGCGAGTTCCCCTTGCGACACGCCCGCGGAGAGGTAGAACTTGATCCCCTCGACGATCTTGCCGTCGATCGTGTCGAGCGTCGCCTGCCACCCGGCCGCGGACGCGTTCAGATCGTTGGTGATATCGATCTGCCGCTGTGTTTCGGCGTTGAGGCCCTTGGTGGTTTCCTTCTCCAACGCGATCGCGTCGGTCAGTTCCTTTTTTTTCGGGATGAACGCGGCGGTGGCGTTGTGCCATGCGGTGACGCCCTGCGCCGCGTTGCCGGTCACGGTGGGCAGTTCGGTCGCCTTGCCGGTGAACACGTCGATCGCCGCGGACGCTTCGTTGAACGCGGCCTTCGCGAGGTTCATCGGCGAGAGCACCACCTTCACGCCATCAGGGAGGGCGTCGTACGCCCCTTTCAATTTTTCGATCCACCCCACCATCGTCGACAGCGGGCCGATCAATTCGCCCCCGATCGCGACGCCGAGCGCCGACACTTGCACCTTCAACGCGTTGATCTGGAACAGGAACGCCTCGGCGTCGGCCGCTTGTTTGGTGGTGAACGGTTCGATGGCGGCGGTTTTTTCGTACCCGGTGGCGAGGTCGTTCAACGCGGCGGCGACGTCGCGATAGCCGCGGCCGAGGACGGCGGTGCCCGCCGCGGCGCGCGCGGCCGGATCCTCGATCGATTTGAGGCCCGCGGCCACCGTTTCCAGATAGCGATCCGGCCCCTCGGCGCGCAGCGTTTCGGTCGACAGGCCCATCGCGGCGAGGCCCTTTTGGAATGCGTCGGTGTTCTCGCCGATCCCCTGTTGCAGTTTGAAGACGACGTTCGTCAGCTGCCCCATGTCCGCGCCGACCACGGCGGCGGCGTTCGAGAGGCGCGAGAGGGCGGGCACGCTCATCCCGGTTTTGTCGGCGAGATCGTCGAACTCGGCGATCACCTTCGCCGATTTCTCTCCGAGCGCGAACATCGCGCCGCCGAGCACGCCGACGCCCACCGCCGTCGCCGCCGCCGCGACCCCGACGGCGCCGAGCGATTCGGCGAACCCGGTCGCCACCGTCGACGCGGTGCCGAGCGGATCGTTGATCGTGCTTTTGATGTTGACGCCTTCGCCGATTTTCGACAGCTTTGTCGCGGCGGTGTCCGCGCCCGATTCCATTTTCTTCAGCGACGCGGATGACTCGTCGGCCTCTTTGCGAAAGGCACTGAAGTCGGCGAGCATCACGCCGGTCATCGCCATCGGGTTAGTCCTTCGCTTGCCGATTGAGTTCGTCGACGATCACCGCGTATACGGCGCGCGGCAACGTGTCGACCCACTCGTACCGCCACCCGTTCATCGCGCGGCAGATGTTCATGGTACTGAGGACACGAGCGACGAAGACGGGGTCTTTTTTTTTGCGTTCAGCGTGGCCTCTTCGGTCGCCTCGTGTTTGTCGAGCGCGGCGGTGATCTCGCGCATCGTCGCTTTGTCGAGCGCGGCGATCGTCGAGCGGCGCACCTCTTCGGGCAGGTCGAGGTCGTACGGGATCGGTTGCCCGTCGAGGCCGACAAACGACCACCCGACCAGATACGCGAGCGGTTTCGCGAACGGTTTCCGATCGACGAGCGCGCCGAGCATCTCGACGTACTGCCCCGAATTGAGTTCCTTGTGCACGTCGAGGAAGTCGCCCTCTGACACCGGCAACCGCACGACCTCGGGCGCGACGACACGACAGCGACCCATGCGCTACCTCAGAATGTTTTGTGGTGCCCCGACGGTCGCGGCGAACGGCCCCTGATAGAGGCCGTCCTTGCGCCGGGGCATGTCGACGATCGGAAACTTCCACTCGCCGCGCGCGTGTTTCGCGACGAACACCAGCGGCGCCTGCGTCATCTTGAACGGGTCGGCCAGTACGATCGTCGCGCGCAGCGACCACGACGTGCGCGCCTTGTTGGTCGGCGTGACGCGATACCCGTTGATCGCGGCGGCAGTGTACGGCCCCCACTTGATATGCCCGACGACGCCCGCTACCACCGCGGCCCCCCTTGTGGTCTAGGCGCCCGCGGCGGTCGGGAAGATCCACGGGCCGTTGGCGACAAACGATCCGCCGATCGTGATCGCGCCGTTCGCGTCGACCGTGACCTTGCCGTCCATCAGCGCCTTGCCCGACCACAACAGCGTCGGATCGTTCATGTCGGGGATCATTTCGAGGAACGGCGCGACGGTGCCGTGCACGACATCGAAGATCACGAGGCCGTCTTTGGGGTCGTACATCCCGCCGTACGTGCCCTTGATGTCGGGCAGGCCGTCGACGTACACCTGATTCGTGTCGCCGAAGCACGTGACCTTCACATGGTCTTTCGCCATGTCGAGATCCCATTTGTTGAGCGACGCGACGACGACCGCGGTCGCGCCGCCGACGCCCGTGGGATCCATTTTCACCGCGCCGTTTTTGCCGTGCAGTCGATCGGGTGCTGCCATGTCGGTGTTCCTCTCGGATTAGGGGGTTGAAAGTTTCGGCGCGCCCTCGGTGCTCGCCGCGATCATCACGTGCAGGTGCCCACCGCACCGGCTCCACCGAATCGACGGATCGACGTCGTCGACCTCGACCATCTCGATGTCCTCTTCGAACTGGATCAACGCCGTGCCGTAGCCGTCGATCACGAGCGGCGTGTCGGTGAACAGGTCGACGATCCGCGCGTACGCGGTGTTGACGTCGGCGCCGAGCGAGTCGAGCGATCGCGCCTCGACGAGGTAGACGCAATCCTTGAACGCGACGCCGCCGAACATCGGCACGTTGGACGCCGAGATCAACTGCACGATCACGAACCGCGTCGATCCCGGTGGCGCCTCGGCGAACCACGCGCCGTCGGGCAGCACTGCGGCGAGCGCCGCGTCGCCCTGCAACACGTTCAAGATCGCGATCGTGATGGTCGCGGCGTTAAGCACGACCCACCACCGTCACGCCGTGCGCCTTGAGGACGTTGGGAATCGCCTCGTCGTACAGGCCGCGCCGCTCGCGGATCAGCGTCGCCGAGAAGATCGGATTCGCAGGCATCGAGCCGCGGTTCGCCCCGATCGCGTTGTGGCGGGCCTGCGTGCCGCGCTCGAACATGGCCGCGTGCGGCGACGTGTTGATCACCACCGCCTTCACCACCCCGCCCGAGGCGTCGACCCTCGTTTGCACGATCAACCCGTCGCGCAGGTTGCCCGTGCGCTTTGGGTAGCCGTTGTAGATCGTCGTCTTCGCGTCGGTGGCGGCGCGCTCGACCTCGGGCGCGGTGTCGGTGGTGAGATCCTCGACGAGCGACGCCAGCTGCGCGTACTGCTCGTCGAGGCCGGTCCATTTCATCGCGACGCTCACTTGACGACCTCGGCGCACACGAGCACGAGATCGACGTGGCGTTCGCCCTCGTCGTAAATCCCGAGGACGCTCATCGTGCGCCCGTCGATCACGAATCGCGATTTGGTGGTGAGGCCCGTGCGGTAGGGGATCGTCACGAGGTGCGTCGCCATCGACACGACGGTGCCCTGCGCGATCTGCTCGACCGCCGCCTTCGTCGCGGGCGTGACACGCGCGAACGCCGGGGGCGGGAGATCAACCCACGATTGGACGAACCCGGTACCCACCGGGATCGGCGGGCCGGGGTTCTGAAACATCCCGCGGTCGATGCGCGCGGAGATCGGGGCGCCGGGGCCGATCAGGCTCACGGGATCACCTCGGGCACGAACGGCGCGATCGCCTCTTCGAACCCGTGCGGAATGTCAGTGGCGGGCGTAAGGGTCGCGAGATCGCGGCCGAGCGTCGCGTAGTGCGCCGTCAACAACCCGATCACCTGCAACAGACCGGGATCGAGCGGGGTGCTGCCACACGTCACATCGACGCGCCACCCTTCGAGCGCGCGCACGTCGGTGGGCAACGGGCCGACGAGTTGAATGAGGCCGCTCCCGCGTTGCACGAGGTACGCGGCCGGGTCGAGCGGGTGATCGACGCCCGCGGCGTCGGTGCTCGTGACGGCCTCGACGCTGACGAGCGGTTGCGACGAGCCGGGCACCGCGAGCAGCGTGCCGACGCCGATCCCGGTCCCGTCGTAGAACAGTTGATGCGCCTGCGCCGGGATCGCTCGTGCGGTGCGCTGCTCGACGTACTGCCGCGCCGCCGCGATGAACGACTGCATCAACGCGTCACGCGGATCGCCGACGGCCCAATCGAGGCCCGCGCGCAGCTTCCCCTCGTCGAGCGTGAGCGGCTCGTCGGTCGGCGCCGTCTTCGCGACCCGCACGGGCAACGCCGCGACCGTGGTCCACGCCATCAGGGTTTCCGCGTCGGCCGGGGCCGCGCGCCTCGATAGGTGCCGGTGGTGAACTGCCCCGCGGGCAGCGTCGCTTGGATCGTCTCCGCTTTGAGCGGCGGCGCCGTGCCCGACGCATCACGCGCGGGCAGCTGTGCGATCACGATGCGCCCGCCGTAGTCGGCGCTCGTGCACGTCGTGTGCGGCGCGTCGTCCACCGGACACGGCCCCGGATCCCCCCACAACCACATGGCGCGTTACACCGCCCGGCCGGATGTCCACGCGGTGCCGCCCCAATACGCTTCGCTGGCGTCACCGAGCACGACGTATTCGCCCGCCGCCCACGCGGTCACGGGCGACGCCGTGATCGTGTCCATCTGTGTGAACGCCGCGCACGGGTCGGCGCCGTCGGGCGTCCACGTGCCCGGCGTGCCTGCGCTCGCGCCGGTCGCGGTGATCGGGGGCGCGGGCGGTGGTTCGACGGGATCGTTGCTCCACCCCGGTTCGTTCATCGGGCGGTCGCCGGGCGGCGGTTCGGTCGACGAGATGCCGTCGTTCGGTGGGGAGTTGCTCCACCCCGGATCTTGCGGGGCGGTCGCGTTCACTTCGTCCGTCATCGCTGTGTCCTTTCGTCGGCGTCGAGGCGGTGCGCCCCCACGAAGGAAGCGCACCGCGCGTGATTTAGTTCAGGCCCGTGACCTTGCCGAACGCGCCCGGCCGATAGCACGCGAGCGCGAGGCGTTCCTCGGCGCGGATCGCGACCAAGTTTTTGATGAAGAAATCTTGGTGCGAGTTGCTCGCCTCGACGCGGATCCCGCCCTTGCGGAACACCTGCGTCATCGTGCCGAACGCGCCGACGAGCGACGTGTTCGCCACGATCGACGGCGTGATCGCGACGGGCGTGCCCCACAGCGACGCGGTTGGCAGCGACGAGAACGGCCCGCCCCCGAAGTACTGCCCCTGCGCATCCTTCGAGGTTGCGACGGTGAACCAATTCGCGGGGTTCATCACGATGCCGTCGGGATAGACGAAGGCGGTCGTCGCGATCGCGGTGATCTGTCGCAGGATCGCGTCCGCGTTCGTCTCGGGCGGTGTTCCCGCGGCGTTGCGGGCGACGGGCGCCGCGAGGCCCGCGCGGTTCATCACGCCCATGATGTTCGGCGGCGTGCCGTTGCCGTTGAGCAACTGATCTTCCTCGGCGAGTTGCACGCCGAGCGTGAGCCGCGCATCAATGTACGACGAGATCGCGGGCACGTCTTCGAGCAGTTCCTCGGTAACGGGCAACCAGTGCGCGATCTTCGAGACGGGATCCGTGCGCTGATCGAACACGAGCGCGCTTTCCGGTTTCGCCGTGCCCTCGGCCACCGCCGCGGCGGCGTTGGTGAAGGTCGTCTCGACCATGTAGATGATCGCGTTGGACGTGGCCTGCCCCGACGCCATCAGATCCGCGACGACGAGCCGCTTGAACATCACCGAGCGGATGCCCGGCAAGTACTGCGGCACGACCAGCTTGCCGCCCGACGCCGCATCCTCGGTGAGCGTCGTCGCGTGCAGCGGGCCGAAACACTCGACGGGCGGCGACGCCCACGCGCCGTTGCGGCGGTGCCCGCCCGCCGCGAGGAACGCGCGCACGCCGTCATCGCCGACGAACTGTTGCCCGATCGAGAGGCGCGACGCCGCCGCGCGTGCGTCGGCACCGTTGACGCCGCCGTGCACGGCGTCGGCCGTCATGCCGGTCACGAGCCGCACGAGCGCGGCGTCGCCCTGCATCCCGTCGATGCGTGCTTGGATCGCGGCGCATTCGTCCTGTTGCACCTTGATCGCCGCCTTTTCATCGGCGGTCATCAGGCGCCCGGTGACGGCCGGGGTCGTCGCGGTCGCAGGCGTCACCACGTGGTCCTGACACGCGCGCGCCGTGTTCTCGACGAGCGCGCGCAACGTCTGCTTCTTGGTTCGGAGATCGGTTTCCAACTGTGAAAGATTCATGGCTTACAACCCTGCTTCATTGGCTTGCCGCGCGAGTTCGAGTTGCTCGGCGAAAAATGCGGCGCGCTCGTGGGCCGTGGCTTGTGGCTCGTGGGCCGTGGCGGCGGCGATCGCCAGAGCGGCCTCGGTAGCAGGTGCGGCGACGCTGCCCCCGAGGCGCGTGATCGTGTCGTGCAGCGTCGCGATCCGGTTGATCATCCCGGCCTGCAACGCATCGGGCGCGCGTAGCACGCGGCCCTTCCCGAACGTGTCGCGGACGACCGCGGCGTCCACCCCGCGACCCGCGGCGACGTCGGCGAGGAACTGCGACGCGAACCCCTCGACGACGCTTTTGCGGTGCGCGAGCGCGCCGTCGCTGAGCGGGCCACCGTCGGCGCCCTCGCCCTTATATTCGCCGCCGCCCGCGATTAGGGTGTGCTTGACGCCGCGGCGTTCGAGCGCGGCCGAGATGTCGGCGTAGAGCGTGTAGACACCGATGCCCCCCACCAGCGACGAGGGCGACGCGACGATCTCGGTGGCCGCGCTGCCAATCCAGTACGCCGCCGATCCCATCAGGTGATTCGACTGCGCGACGATCGGCACCTGCGCGCGGGCCGCGAGCACCTCGCGCGCGAACTCGTGCGCCCCGGCGACGTTGCCCCCCGGCGAGTTGATATCGAGCACGATCGCGCGGGGCCGCGAGGCGACCGCCGCCGACAACGTCTCGCTCAACCCCTCGAACGTCGCGCCGCCGCTGATGTCGCTGAGCAGATTGGCGCGCGGCGCGATCATCCCGTGCACCGGGATCACCGCGACGCCCCCCGTGGCCGACGTCGGTGGGCGCCGCTGCGCGACGGCGGCGGCGATGTCGTCGTCGCTCGCGTGTTCCCCCGCGATGCGTCGCGCGAGCACGTCGGCGACCACGATGCGCGCCTCGTCGGTGAGCGCCCACGGATGTTCGAGCACGAACGCGATGACGCGGTCGATGCCGTTTACTCGATCGGACATGGCGGTACCTCGCGATCAGCGGTGAACGGATCGGCGCCCTGTCGCAAGAGGGCGTAGGTGTGCGTCGTGACGGTGGCCGCGTACGTGGTCGCGCGCGACGGGCCGAGCAGCGGCACGAGCGCGCCCGCCAGTTCGCACACGCCGCGTTGATAGTTGAGGGCCTCGGCGCGACCGCCCGCGGGCACCCGGCCCAATCGGCTTTTCTGTCGGTGCCACGTGTCGCGCACGATGCTGGCGATCGCTTTGGTGGGCGCCGCGATCGCGGGCACGTCGATCACCTCACCGACGAGCGCGCGCGTGGGGCCGGTGGGCGGCGTCGGGGGCAAGAGCGTCGTCGTCGGGCCACCCTGTTGCGCGGCGAGGTCGTCGGCGGTGGGATCGTCTTTGATCGCGGGCAGGTTCAACCGCGCGCGCCCTTCGTTCGCCGTCATGATCGGACGCCCGACGGACGCTTGCAGCGCCGCGGCCTGTTCCTCGAAACTGCCCTTCAGTTTTTCGGCGATGTTGAACTCGACGTAGACGCCGTCACGGTCGGGCGACTCGGGCACGAGCGACGCCTCGATCTCGGCCTGCACCATTTCGAGCCACGGGCCGAGGGTGTCGGAATAGAGTTGCTTGTGCTGCTCTTTGATGTTCGAGAACGTCGCGTGATCGAGGATCCCGACGAGCGGCAGGGGGATGTGGTAGGCGCGCGCGCAGTCTTCGCGCGACAGCTTGCGCGACTCCGAGTACTCCGAATCGACCGCGCTGTGTGACGTGTTCTGCCACGTCATCCCGTCTTCGAGCACGGGGATCATCCCCGCGTTTTCGGGACCGGCGAACCGTTCCATCCACTGTCGCCGCCACTCGCGTTTTTGGTCCGACGTCCACCGCGGCGCGTCGCGCGGGCGTTGGATCACGCCTTCCATCCGCGCGGCGTTGCGCCAATACGATTGCCGGTACGCCAACGCGGAGGCGTCCTCTTCGAGCAGCGGGCGCAACGTGTCGATCGGCGAGAGGCCGCACTTGGGATCGAACGGGTTGTAGCCCCCGAAGACGACGAGGTCGCCGACCGGGATGTCGAGCGGCTCGCGCAGCGACGGCGACCACCGGTACCCGCTCGGCAACAGGCCCCCGAACACCTGCATCTCCGCGGGCGGGAGACGCACGAGGCGCACGCGCAACCGGCCCCCCTCGATGCTGCGCACCTTGAACCAATACGCGTTGAAATAGATCCCGAGGTCGGCGATCAAACTTTCGATGAGCCGGTACCGCGTCGTGCTCGCGTTCGGGTGCGTGAGCCACAGCGCGACGTCGTGATCGTGCAGCGACTCGCGGTCGGTGTCCGACACGCGACGGAACACGCCGATCCCGAGTTGCGCGATGTTGCGCGAGAGAAAATCGACGCACGTGCGGATGTTCTGTTGGCGCGCGTAGACGCTCGCGTACGTCGCCATCAGCCACGGCGCGTAGCCGCTGGCGGCGGTCGACGACACCGGGGTCCGCGGGTCGCCCGTCAACGCCTGCAACGCGCCGCCGCTTTGGACGATCGCCATTACGTCAACACCTGCATGAAGGCGACGTTGTGCACGTGGACGACGGCGTCGCCGTCGAGGGGGGTTGCCTTCGCGCCTTCTTTGAGGAGGGCGGCGGTTCTCAGCACGAGCCACGGGCCGCGCGCCGACCACAGCGCGCCGCGGATCGCGGTCGTCGGATCGTCTTTCAGGTTGACGATGACGACGCGCAGTAGGCACGGCGGTTGCCACCACCAACGAATCACGGTGGGGCCAGTATGGAGACGACGCGCGCGGCGACGAGTTTTTGTGTGATTTACTCGTCGCGCACGACGCGCAACCCGCGGCGCAGCACCTCGGGGATCGAGATGCCGTGGCGCCGCGCGATCGCGTCGGCCCGGTCGTACTCGCGCGGGGGCAGCGTCACCTGCACGCGCGCCGGATTTTCACCGGGCGCGAGCGGCGGACGACCGATCGGTTTCTTCGGTTGTTTCTTCATGCGGCCACCACCAGATCGGGATCCTCGGCCGGTTCGTCGCCCGGCCCAGAGGCGAGTTTCCGCGCGAGCAGCATCGCGATCACCGGGTCGATCCGGCCGCGGCTCTTTTTCTTCACCGGGTAGATGTTGTCTTTGGCGTCGCGTTGGACGACGGCGTTCGAGACGCACCACGCGAGCAGCGGATTCCCGCCCGCGTCGACGAGGCCGTCGAGCACGTCGGCCTCGAAGTCTTTGGCCGGGCCGCTCATTTGCCCGACGTTCTGCGGGATCTCGACGACATCGAACCCGTCGGTCTGCAAATGCGCGACGAGGTTGCCGACGTTCCACGGGTCGACGCCCACCGACGCGATCGTGTAGACCGTGGCCGCGGCGTTGATCCACTCGCGCACGAGGTCTTGATCGATCCGGTTGCCGGGGTTCGTGCGCAGGATCTTCCGGTCGTCCTTGACCCACTCGCGATACGGCGCCCGGTCGCGGTGGGCGCGGTGGTCGAGCGTCGCCTCGGGGGTGAGACACCACGCGATCACCCGCCACGTGGCGCGCGCCTCGGTCGGCGGGAACAACAACACCACCGCGGTCAGGTCGATCTTCGAGGACATGTCGACGCCGACGTAACAGAGGTCGCCCGCGAGGTCGGCGGGCGCCCATGTCGTTTGCCCGCGGCGCCACCCGTCGACCGACAACCACGGCGTCATCGCGTCGACCCACAAGTTCAATCGCTTTTGCTTGAACGCCGCCGCGGCCGGGGGCATGTTGATCGCTTTGGTCGCGAGCGCGATCATGTCGTCGGGCCGCACCGAAATCCCGTAGTTCGGATTCGCTTTGCGCCACGTCGCCGGATCGGTCCAGTCGTCCGCGGCCTCGGCGTGCGCGATGAACGCGAAGAACGTGTCGTCGACGATCAACCGATCGAGGATCTTGCACGCGTAATCGTGCTGGTCGCCGCACGGCGAGAGCGGATCGTCGCCCGCCGTGGTGATCTGAAAGTTCACCGGTTGACGGCGGGCGCCGGTCGCCGTTTCCATCACGTCGAGCATGTTGCGGTTTTTGTATTTGTGGTACTCGTCGGCGATCAGCACGTGGGGATTCAAGCCGTCGGTGCTGTCGGCGTCGGCGCCGAGCGGTTGCAGTTTCGACGCGCTGCCCTCGTGGTGCAGGTTCGCCATGAGCACCGCGATCCGCGAGCGCAGGCCGGATGACTGCACCAGCTTTTTGCAGTCGTTGAAGACGATCTTGGCCTGCTCGCGTTTCGTCGCGATGCAATACGCCTCGGCCCCCGGCTCGCCGTCGAAAAACGTCAGATAGAGCGCGACGATCGCCGCTTCCAGCGATTTGCCGTTTTTCCGCGGGAGTTCGTTGTACGCGGTGCGAAACCGCCGCAGGCCGGTGTGCGTGTGGATCCACCCGATCACCGAGCCGAGGCGGAACACCTGATGCGGTTGCAGCGTGATGAACTGCCCCGCCCACTCGCCTTTGTAGTGGCGCAGCTGCCCGGCGAAGCGCACGAACCGATCGACGCGCGCGAGGTCGAGCACGTACGGAAAATCCGCCGAGCGTTCGCGCACCCGGTCGCGCAGGTGCCGCACGCACGCGAGCCGGTGATACTTCCCCGCGGGCACACGTCGCGCCGCCACGTCGCGCGCGTAGATGTCGATCGGATGCTCAATCGCCAACAGGGGCATCGGGCGTATACTTTTCAACGCCCGCTCTGCCAAGGTGGGCCTTCATGTCGACCGGGGGCCGCGTGACCGCGCGGCCCTTTTTCTTTTCAGTGCGTCGTCGTCGGCCCGTCCTCGTCGTCGACCGGCGCGATCGGCAACGGCTCGTCGAACTCGGAGAACGGATCGCCGTCAGGCCCCGGCCCGCTGGCCGTGACGCGCGTGCGGCTCGACGGCGTCAACCCGAGTTCGGGCCACAGCTTCAAGCACGACGCGAGCGCCTTCGTCTGAATCGACAACCACGGATTCGGCATGGCATACCCGCTCGGCGCCTTCACCACCCGCGGGTACGCCTTCGCGCGCGCCTCGTGATACCGATCCCATTCAATGCACAGCGCGAGCAGCGCGCCGCGGTCGACCTCGGTGATCTGACGACAGCGGCGCAACCGCGGCGCGACCTCGCGCCAGTACGCCGACGCCACCGCGAGGCCGTCGAGTTCCGCGGGTGGCTCGTCGTTCGCCTCGTCGACGTCGGGCGGGCGCGGCTCGTCGACGTTGATCGGCCGGTGGCCGGGGTTGCCGTCGAGAAGTTTCGCCGCCGTCGGCCGCGGTTTCGTGCCCGGTTTCATGGTGCCCCCGAAACGAGGCCGAAACGCAGCGCCGCCGTTCCACTCTCACCCACGCTCGCCCACCTTCGTCGCCTTCTGTTTCGTGAACGCTTCCCACCGATCGATCATCGTTTGGCAGTATTGCGGCTCGACCTCGGCGACAACGACGCGGCGATCGCCGAGTTGCTCAGCCGCGATCAGTTCGGGGCCGGTGCCCCCGAACGGCACGGCCACCAGATCGCCCGGCGCGCTCGACGAACGCAACGCGCGCAGCACCATCGCCACCGGTTTCGGCGTCGCGTGCGCATAGCGATCGGCGCCGTGCACCCGCGGAAACTTCCACACGTCGGTCATCGTGTCGTGCGCGTTGTCGAAGTACGTGCGCGACTCGCGCAGGCGCGCCGACAGTTCGCGGCGGTGCGCGTTGCCGTCGCCCTTCACGGATCCGAACACGTGATCGAACAGGTCGCCGTGCGAGATCGTAAACGCGCGGCCCTCGGCCGCGGCGGCGAGCGTCGCGTAGTGCTCGGCGGCGATCGGTTGGAATTGCGATTTGGTAAACCAGTGGCCCGCCATGTTCGTCCCGGTGATCCGGTTGATGTCGGCGTTTTTCCACCCGGCCTGATCGCGTTGCTGTTCGAGCCAGAGGCGCAACGGCTCGTACCCGTCCCAATAATCGGCGACGTTTTGATTGCCGAGAAATTGTTGGCCGCGCATGATGAACAAACACCGCTCCGAGCCGACCGGATACGAGTGGTGCAGGTCCGACGCCATGCCGAACGCCGCGCCCTTGTCCCACGTGATCTCGTTGCGCACCATCAGGCCCGGCTCGTCGCCGAGGCCCCCGCGCCACCAGAGGCGCCACAAGTCGGGCGCGGTGCCCCACACGTACGCGCTGCCGTTGTCGGCCAACTGCGCGCACCACGCGACCCACCATTTCATCTGAAACGCGTCGAGGTTCACGCCGTGCAGATTGTCGTTCGCGATCCCCTCGGCCTCTTTGCCCAACCCGTACGGCGGGTCCGCGTGGATCAGCGTGGCGCGCTCGCCGCGGGTCAGCTGCGCGACCGCCTCGGGGTCGGTGGTGTCGCCGCACCACAACCGATGCGCGCCGAGGGCGAACACGTCGCCGCGCGTGATCGCCGTCGCCACCGGATCGGGGATCGCGTCGGGGTCGGTGTGCCCCTGTCGCACGTTCGGCAACAGCGCGCGCAGTTCGTCTTCGAAAAAAAACGGCGCGAGGTCGACGCCCGCGTCGAGGTCGGCCGCGAGTTGCTCGGGGTTCCACTCGGCGAGTTCGCTCGTGCGGTTGTCGAAGATCGCCAGCGTCCGTTTTTGGTCGGCCGTCAATCCGCGGCGGCGCACGGCGACGACGGTGTCGCCCTCGACGTCGACGATCTGCAACTTCGAGATCCCGGCCGCGGCGGCGCCCTCGACCACCCCGTTGCCCGCGAGGATCTCGCCGTGCTCGTCGATCACAATCGAGCGCGCCGCCCCAACCGTGCGCAGGCTCGCCGCGATCATGTCGACGTTGCGGGCCGGGTGCTTGCGGCGGTTGTGCGGATCAGGCACGAGGCCCGCGAGCGTCGTCGGGTCGTCAACCACTGGAACCCCCTATTTGGCCCGGCCGGGCCGTTCCCCGGCCCTCTGAGCCACGATCGCCGGTCGCCCGGCCCGTTGCGCCCCCCGGCCGCGGCGCCCACCACGGCCACCCCCCGGCCCCCGGATACCCCCTGTCGCAACTCGCGGGGGATCGAGCGAAGG